CAATCCTGCATTCCAAAATGATTCGCGGGATCACTTTGGACATAAGGTCATGCGAAACGGTTTGGCTGTCTATGTTGGTGCGACATACCCGAAAGGCAACAAGCAACAATTTGTGATGCCTATCAAAAAAGGAACAACCTATGTCCGCAACCTTTGGGGCGAGTCAGGTCAGCAAATACCAAGGATTAGCAGGCGTGGAAAGCCGTACATTATGACACGCAAAAAGGACGCGCAAACCGCCGATTTTCCGGTGCAAGATCGAGCACCCGTCAAGGCTTTCGACATCACGAAATCACAAGCTGGACAAGCTTTTATGAACGAACTACAAAAGCAAATCAAGGAGCTTCGCCTTGGCTAGAAATCTACAACTCACATCAAAGGTAACCATTGCATCTAGCGGAACCGTTTCAAGTTCATTGACGCTCGAAGGCGGTCGAACGGTGCTTGCACTCAGAACGCCAACCGCGTTGACGGGCACTACGTTTACCTTTCAAGCTTCCGACGATGCAAACAACTTCTACGATCTCTACAACGGATCAACGCAATATAGTGTGACCGTTGCAGCATCGCGGTTCATCGCATTAAATACCGAAGTTATGGCCGGTGTGCGATACCTTAAGGTGGTCAGCAATTCCGCAGAGGCGGCATCTCGGGATATCATCGTCATCAACGGGGAGTTGTAATGTCGGCGATCGGCGAAGCATTACGAACAAAGCTACTCAGCTACAACACTGTATCAACGCTTGTTGGTCAGCGAATGTATCCCGATGCACTTGTCCAAAATGCTCAACTGCCTGCAATTGTTTACTATGTGACATCAACCGAACGAGATCACGCCATCGACGGTGTAACCAAGTCGGCTCATGCCCGAGTAACCTTTGATTGCTATGCAACTACTCGGCGGGTCGCAAGCTCGATCAGCAAAGCGATTCGCGAAACCGGAATTGATTTTTTTCGCGGGACTGTTGACGGTTACTCATTTGCAGGAATCGATTTTGACAGTGCCGACGAATACCTAAACGACACTCCAACCGATGGAAACCAAGAGCATCGGTATTTGGTTAGCTTCGATCTCTTGGTTCACTACGGGGAGCCCTAGACATGGCTGCATTGACTGTACCGACTACTGGACTTGGAGCGACCATTTCCGGGACTGGCTTGATTACTACCAAGCTAAAACGAATTGGCGAAATGACCATCGGAGTCGATCAACTCGACATTACCGACTTGGGAGCGGCTGGATTCGAGTTGCTTCGCCCTTCGGATCTTCGCAAAAATCCCGAAGTCGAAGTGGAATTCTATTGGCTCGGATCTACGATCCCTTTTACGACTGCCATGATTCCATCGGCTGAACCTTACGCGGGAATCTCAGTGACGATTACGCTGCCCGGTGCTGGATCTTTCCAGGGAACTGCGTTTGTCAAGTCGGTCAAAACTCCGACGCTCGAAAAGGGCACCATCATGACCGGAAGCTACACGCTCCAGTTTGACGGTGCAACAGATATCACTTTCACGGCTGCTTAATAGGAGCGAGCATGTTTACTTTGGTTAGGCAACAAGGATATTCGGTTGACGGTCGGTTAAAAGACCTCAACCAATTCCAAATCGGCGTTAATGGTGTTTTGGTCGGCTATCTTCCTTTCGGCAAGGTGGCACAAATACAAGCCTTATTCCAGTTTCCGCATGATGCGTTGACGGACGACGAATTGGCCTCGATTGCTTTGCAGGCTGAACAGGTTCAAGGTCATCCGGTCGAAGTGCAACGGCCAGAGCAGCACTCCCGCAAGTTCTATGAGGATGCACTTGAAGCGATCCGCAAGGAGGAATCGGAAGATGAGTAACATCGAAGATGAGTTTTTTGCATTGGTCGAAAGGCCACTGAATACCAAGCCGGTGCTAGTCAATGGCAAGGAATATGTCTTGCATGAGTTGTCCGAAGGCGATGCGGCTGAAATGGAAGTCGCAATGCAAGACAAGAAAGGCAAGTTTGATTTGTCTCGGCATCGTCGGCTAATGGTTGCTTACTGCCTGCGTGACATCGAAGGAAACCGCGTTATTAGCGATCCCGAGAGGCTCAAGGGACTGCCAAAGCAGATCGTCGGCAAGCTTTACGAGGATTGCCTTACGTTGTCCTCGTACGATGCCAAAGAAATTGACGACTTGGTAAAAAAATCCAAACCAGCCCAAGGCTAAAGGTTGCCTTTCGGCTGGCATTGGCTTTTGGCATTGCGGATCCGCTCCGGTGGGTTCGCTCGATGCCTGCGGGACAGTTAAATCAGTGGGTAGCTTGGGACAAGGTTGAGCCAATGGGCGAGCAATGGTTGCAGACAGCAACGTTGGCACACGCAACGCACTTGGATCTATTTGTCCGGGCCGGCAAGGACTGTCCAGAGATCGAGGAATTCATGCCTTCTAGATACGCTCGAAAGAAAGTAAGCCTCAAATCGATTCTGATGGATGGCATGGATACCGCAAAAGAGATGGCTGGTCAGGTCAAAGCGATGTTTGGATTTGGAGGTAAGTAAGCGATGGCTCAAACAATCAACATTGCAAACATCAAGATCGGCATGGATGTTGACGAGCTCAAGAAGGGCGGCATGTTTACGCGCGGTGAGTTGGCATCTTTGACTCGCACAATCAAATCCGCCGAGACTCCATTGCAAAAGATGGCTAAAGACATTGCATTGCTAGATCGGGCCTATGCTGCGGGAGGCTTGAGCGTTCATAGCTACAACGCGGCAGTAGATGCTTTAGCCAAAAAACATGGAGTTGCTGCGATGTACGCAGAGCAAGCAGCAAGAGCCGAAGATAAGGCAACGCAAGCCAAGCTCAAAGCCAAACAAGCTGAGGACGCAAGGCAAGCAAGATTCCAGCAGTACCTTGAAGGAATTCGAAGGCAATCAGATGCGACGGATACCTTCGGCTCAAGTGCTCCTATGTCAATCAACAAGGCAACCTTCGCCCTCAACGGTTTGGCTGTTGCGGGTGCTTCGCTTGGTGCTATCAAGGGAATGGCTGACTTTGGTAAGCACGCTCTTGGTCTTGCGATGCAAGTTGAACAAGTGCGAGCCCAAATCGATGTGTTTACAAAGTCGGAAGCGGCTACAAAAAGGCTTATGGCGGAATTTGTCCGCATGGATCAAGCATCGGCGTTGAGTGCTACCAACTTCCAAGATGCTGCAAAGACATTGATGCAGTTTGGCGTGGGTGTTCGCGATGTTGTTCCAATAATGGAATCGATGAGCGAAATCTCGATGGGTAACAACGAGCGATTTCAATCGCTTGCATTGGCATTCGGTCAGGCTCAAGCGGCTGGACGGCTAATGGGCCAAGAGGTCTTGCAGATGGTAAACGCTGGTTTTAATCCTTTGCAGCAAATTAGCAAGGACACTGGCGTAAGCGTTGCTGAATTGCGTAAGCGAATGGAGGACGGAAAGATTAGCGTCGAGATGCTAAGTGCCGCATTCATCAACGCAACCAAAGATGGCGGGATGTTTGCGGGCATGAATGAAAAGATGGCCGCTACTACGTCGGTCAAAATTGCTAAACTGCAAAGCGAATTCAAGCAATTTGCAACCTCTGTAGGTGAAAGAGAAATAAAGCCTGGAATCGATCTTGCGTTGGATGGCATGATTAAGCTTGTCGAAATGTCAAAGCAAAAAAAGGAATTGACAGCACAGGAGAAAGCGATTTTTGAAGAGTCCGAACGGCTCGAAAAAAAGATGGCCGATCAAGAGCGAGAGCGTGCTAGGCTTGCTAAGCAAATAGCGGACGAAAAAGAGCGAGCAGCAAAGGCGGAAGAAAAAGCGATCGAGGCTGAAATCAAAAGGATCGAGGGTGAACGATCGGCGTTTAACAGTCGCATAAAGCAGATTAGCGAAGAACGAACCAAAGCAGGTATGAGTCCCGAGCAATACGAGAAAGCGAAGCTGTTCGATGACACGTTTGGAATGACAGCGGGAGAAAAGCAGCAAGCCGAAGCAGCATTGCTTGAGATGAGCGAAACAAGACGGCTTAACGAGCTCAATGCGGTTCACTCGCAAATCGAGTCAGCCAACAAGCAACTTGAGATTGAAAAACAAGTTGCAGCGATGAAGGATAAGAACTTCCTGTCTAGCGATGCCTTGCGAAAAGAGTACGCAACGCTTGATGAGATTTTCAAGCGACAGATCCAAGAGGCTGGAGACAACGAGAAGCAAAAAGAGGGTATCCGCAAGCGGGCAGCATTGGCAGAGCAATCGATCTTTGCTCGATCGGAGTTTGAAGCATCACAGCAAAAGAAACAAGGTGCTCAGGATCGCTTTGGTGCAATGGCTCAAACGATCGCAGCAAACATCGCTCCAGCGATGAAAGCAGGCACAAAAGAGGTAGCAGCGTTTTTGACTAAGCAGAACGCCGACATCCAACAAAAGATTGAGCAAAAGCGGTGGCAAGACGCGATGTTGTTCGAGCAAAAGAAAGCCAACGAAATGGCGCAGCAAGCCCCTAGACTACAATTTGCGAGGTAATCATGGCAAATGAATTAGTCGGCGCAGAACTTCGCAAGGGATCCGGTTTTTGTCGCAAGGGTCAAGGCTTTCAACTAATATTTGGCGAGACTTGGAACTATCGAGTAAAGACCGATCAGGTTACTAGCAACCGCTTTGATGTGCTTTATAACACTCCTGGCCTACCTCGGGCCGGATTGCTTTACGGTCAACTCAACCTTGTTTGTGACGAGGTTTCATGCGAGCGGGAAGAAAAACACGCTCTGTATTGGAATGTTACGGCTCGATTTCAGACGGGATCGGAAGAACAAAAGCAGAACCAAGAGCAGAATCCAGATCCAGCAACATGGATCCCGGTTTTTCGGATCGATTCGTTTACCACCAAAGAAAAGATCCTTAGCAAGGATCGAAGCAACCCGGCTAAATACCCGGTCAACAGTGCTAAGACTCCCTTCGATACGCCACTGACCCAAACTAGCTCGCTCTGCCAATTCTCGTTCGTCCAGTTCGAGGATGCAGGGCAAAAACTAAAAGACTTCTTGGATCGAAACGACACGGTTAATCAGTCAAGCTTCGACGCTATCGGCCAGGTCTTTGCGGCTCGCACATTGCTCCTAGAAGTGCAAGAGGCTGAATTAGGTTCCTACGCCGGTTACTCTGCTTGGCGGGTCAAGTACAAGGTGACCTATGATCCAGACACGCACGATGAGGTAAGAGCCGACATTGGGCCATTTTATCTCGACGGTGGCAATCGCAAGCGATACATGGACGACACAAATACATTTCCGATGGTTGGGCCGTTAAACGGATCGGGGGCTAAGGCGACCGATCCGGCGGAGTTGTCGTTTCGAGTCAAGAAGGAAATCAACTTCGCTTCGTTTATCAGGACATCATAGAATGGCCAATGAAACGCTTTACGCTTTCAACGAGTCAGACAGCCAAGCTTTGCTTCAAGGCATCGGAGGCAAGGCCTCAGGTGGTCAGAATGAAAACGATCACGTTTCAACGGCGGATATTCTTGTGGCTGTTGCCACTAGCATTATTACGGCGAAAGCTGGAATCGCAGTAGGAACAGGCACAGCAAAAGCTAAGCAGATTCAATCCAACGGGACGCTTGCTGACTTGTTTGATATCGATGTTGTCAACACTGGGTCGGCAATTCCAAACAGTGCAAACCTGATTTGCTTTCGCGTCGGAAATCGTTGGCTCGCAGTGGAGATATGCTAATGGGTGCTATATCAAAATGCTGTTGCGGTGACTGTTGCTTATCTGCCGAAGATATGCCGTATACGTCGGTGACGCTCATTGCACCTACTGAAAATTGCGAAGGTGGGCCGGGTGGGGGTGTTGGTGTTGGCGAGGGCGAAGATCCTCCACCACCTGTTGCTAGCTTTCAGCAATTCGGATGTTGCCACGAAGCTTACTTTCCATCGCTGTACTGTCAGCCGTTGGTTCAAAATTGCGAACTGTGGGCAAAGCGCAAAACTGATTGGGGTTTCACAGTTAAGTACTACGCAGCAAAAAAGGGGTACATCAACACCGAAGACCCGAACGACTGCGACTGCGATTGCACGATCTATCAGACGAAAGCAATTGATGCTACAGAAACGGTAAGGGTTTTTTTCGGCCAGGAGTATCAGCTAGTTAGGCTTAGCGTTAATGTTGGGAAGGTGAAAATCAAATGCGATGGAGACGAAGACGCAACATGCAAATTCTACATTGCGGTTACTTACGGTTACCAGGTGCAAGAGTACGCATCGGAAGAGTTTACGTCAGGTACGCAAAACAAGACATGCACAGGTAATTACAATCCGCCTGAATGCAGCACTACAACAAGCTGGACGGAAGAATATGGAGACGATAGCGACACTTGCCCAGAAGCATTCGTTGATACGTTTCTCGGTAGTCAATTCGGCAACATAAGCGGTGGGCCAGGCAATGTCACAATCACTAGGGCCAAGTTCTACGATGAATTGCCAACTGGACAAGTAACCATCGGGCAAAATGATGGAGTGCCGTTTTCATGTTGCGACGGCGAAACTGGATGCGTAGTTACACGACCATCTTGCGGTCTATCTTTCGGTAATGATCGATGCCTAACAGCGGTTCCTAGTTACCCTAATCAATTGATCGCTTGTGCTTTGTACACAAACGTAACGCAGGGGATCTATAATCAATGCTACGAGGTCAAGGTAAACGGCATGTTTTCGCCAGTGCCTTATACCGTCGAGTGTGTCAGCGACGCAGGCGAAGAGATCAACGACTGCTTTTGGGATTATGGGTTTCAATGCTCCGGAAATACGCTCGGAGTGGATAGGTTTGTTGTCAACGCTTCATCTTCGCCGACCAACACAGGCTTAGAGGGCTATAATATTTGCAGCACTCTCGATGTTGATTATCTAGTGCCTGGAACTGTTGCTCTTCCGACTTGCATCGATGGATCGACGGCATTTGTCAATCCGTTTGCATGTCTTATCGATGGATGCTGTATCACTCGCACAGGGCCACAAGGCGAGATACTCTATAACGACCTATGCAACGTATTTGATGTTTTCTGCGGTCGAAAGATCGAGAATTACACATGCTCGACAGTTCGGACTGATTACACCGTCGGCGATGTTTGTTTACCGTTGCCAAATGTCACGCTGGAGTTTGCTTGATGTTTCCGAGGGATACCTTTGACGGATTCATCTTTCCGACGCATGGCGGGCAGATCGTGCAGCGACCGACAAGGGTTACACGGATTGAGCATCGCGTAGTTCGCATGGTCAATCCTTGGATTGCTTTGCATGACGGAACGATTCGCGATGAGTCAACGCTTGCTGAATGGGAACTATCAATCCCTCAATACGGATGCCAATGCAAAGCATTCTATCGGGCATGGAAAGCCGAAAACGCTCCTGACTTCTCAAGCCCCGAAGCCTTTTTCGCTTGGGGCGTTGCCTTGCATAATGCAGTCAACGCAAAGCTAGGCAAGCATGAAATCACTTTGGACGAAGCTTACTCAATTTGGAGGATGAACGATGCCAGGATCACCAAAAACAGCGGGACGGATCTACCTTGAAGAACTTTGCAAAAAGTTTCCCGACGCATCAAACATTGGGCTAGCCAAGCGAGCCAAGCAAGAGCGACCGGAAACCTTCTCCTCAATTGATAATGCACGAAGCATGATACGCACAATTCGAGGTGCAATGGGAAAACGACAAAGGAACCAAGCAACCCAACCAAGGCCCAAAGGCAAAGCGGGTCAAGTCCCGAAGATGCCACCATCGATGGCCGAGGCTTGGGAACCCGTCCAGGTCAAAGCCAAACGAGTTGCGATCATATCCGATGTGCATATCCCGTATCACTCCGAAGTGGCCTTTGGTGCAGCGGTAAAGCGGCTTAAATCGATGAAACCGGACTGCTTGCTAATCAATGGTGACTTCGCCGATTTCTACCAAGTCTCAAGACATCAGCGAGATCCGAAGCATCGACGGTTTTCGGAAGAGCTCAAGTCAGTCGTCGAAGGTCTTGAGTGGTTGCGGTCGGAGTTCCCGAAGATCCGAATCATCTACAAGCAGGGAAACCATGAGGAGCGATGGAATGTTTTTATCTACAATCGAGCCCCTGAGATTTACGATCTAGGAGCGGTTCAGATTGACGAGTTGACGCAATGCAAGCGACTTGGCATCGAGATGATCGGCGATCAGCTGCCTATCATGCTTGGAAAACTTCCGGTGCTTCACGGTCACGAATTAGGTCGGTCGATCTTCTCTCCGGTCAACCCTGCGAGAGGTGCATTCCTTCGGACGCATCATACGGTTCTAGTCGGACATAGCCACCAAACATCGGGCCATGCTGATACCGACATGTTCCACTCAGAGACCTTCGTTTGGTCAACGGGTTGCTTGTGCGACATGACTCCACAATATGCAAGAGTCAACCGATGGAATCATGGTTTCGCTTTCGCCGAAGTTGCCAACGATGGCTCTTTCAATGTTGCGAATTTCCGTATAAACAAACATGGAGAGGTTCGAGGTGCTTAAATGGATAACTTTCGAGCCCTTCGCGATGCACTCAAGCAAGCCAACCCAACTATCAGCATCTCGGTACGTCGTTGCAAGATGCCTGCGAGATTGCTGGGTGATTGCCTGCGGATGGATGGCTATTTCCGCGTCCGCATCAATGCTGAACGTCCGGAGCAAGTGCAGTTAGATACGCTTGTGCACGAATTCGCTCACGCAATCGCTTATCTTGAGTGGGAAAACACCGGAGAACATGGGCCGCAATGGGCACAAGCCCACCTGGATTGCTACCGGATCTACGAAAAAACCGTGACCGGCTAAAAATTCTCTCAATAATTTTCCCCTGCGTTTTCGTTGGCGAAACGCATATTTCGGGAAAATTCTCTTGATCTTTTTCGGAAATCCTCTTGAGAATTATTTCGAGGGTCGATAATATACACACGTCAGGCAAACGTAACACAAACACGGAGACGAAAACGATGACCAAGACAAGACAAGACAGCAAGGGAAGAACCTGGAGCTACAATGATGCAGACGGAAGCTGGACAAGTGGAGAAAACACAATCGGATGCGGACGACGCAACGGAAGCAAGTGGCAAATCTGGGACGGGCCAGCCAAGGGCTACTACGAGTACCAGACACTCAAGGCAGCAATGGAAGCCTGCTAAGTGCGACGCGTGCGGCGAGCCTCTCCAAGAGTGGGAGGTTCGCATTTGTGAAGGCTGTGGTATTTTCGATGCAACTAAAGCGATGGAAATGGGCGAAATAACAACATGCTTTCGAGAAAGGCGAGAAGCCGAGATCATGCCTAATGACGAGGTCGTGGCGTCTCTGTGCATCAGAGATAAACCTAGCGAAATGTTTAGAGCGTGGGTTGTGGTTTCATCTGGTTGTCATTTATTTACTGTGAATGGCGTATTGTTTGCACGAGGGTCAAAGCAAGAAAAAGAGATGGCGAAAGGATTTGTGTCAGGTTGGCGTGCAGCGCTAGCGATGGGGCTTGACTAAGCAGCAGGCCGGATTGTTTACAATCCGGGAAAATTCTCTTGATCTTTTTTGGAAATCCTCTAGACAATTATTTTGCGGGGCGATAATATACACACGTCAGGCAATTGAGACCTGACGGAAATCAACCGGAGACGATGACAGATGAAGACCAAGACTCACGAAGAAACAATCGAAAGCCATGTCGATTCAAACGTATCGATAGCAATCGACCAATCAGAGTCTTACGGCGGGCTTCGCGGGGCGTTTGATGCCTTTCTTCAAAACACAATCGATTCGTGTATCGAGGACGGATACGACGCAGACGAAGCACACGACGCGGGAAGCTGTTTTTGCGTCGAGTTCAACAAGGCCGCTGGCACGGATTTTTAATCATGGCAATCGAGATCCGATTCACTACACGGGTGACCCCTAACGGATG